CCTTGGCAACGACGGACGGTGCCGGTTACGGCGCTGCCATCGCTACCAGCAGTTGCGTGAACTTCACGCACTGCCACCACTTCACACTTAACGGGAGCAGTCCAGAATTGCACGTCGGCAATCGAGGATGCCCCGTAAAAAGTGGCTTCAAGATACTGCTCGGTGCTCAGTTCAAACTGGGAAGGTTGTGCCATGGTTAGTTACCTCAATCGAAGTTGGAGGTGTTGGTGGCACGCACGATGCCGAGGTTCTTCAGCTCGTACACCCTCGACCAGTTACCAACCGTTTCCAGCTGGGCGCGGGTCGGGTTGGCAGTAGTAACGCCCCACTTGGCGCCAACAGGGTGGTAGCAGTAGTGCAGGTCGATCGACATGGCATCGCTCTTGGCGAGGATGTCACGGTCGGTTTCGGTCTGCATTGCGAGCTGTTCGCCGGAGGCAACAGCGCCCTGGGTGAAGAAGTAAGTGGCGTACTCGGTCGAGCTGCCGCTGCCTTCGGTCTGCACATCGTCAGACACGATCACGCGCAGACCCATGTAGGTCGGCACGCTCACGGCCCCATAAGCACCAGCCATGCTGCCGCCGACGAAATCAGTGACGCTAGAGGTCAGACGAGCGTCTGTCTCGGTCACATAGTCGATCGCCTTGCGCTCAACCAGGTCGTAGTAGACCTTGGAGTGCATGGCAACAGCGGCCAGCTTGTCGCCTTGATCGCCCAGCAGGCTGCGGGCTTCGGCAACGTGACGGGGGCTCAGCGTGGTGGGGGTGTCACCAGATTCGCCGTCGATGCTCAGACCAAAGAAGGCAGCAGACGAGCTGGTGGTGCCGAGAGTGCCGAAGACACCAGCAAGGCAGGACAGCAGATCTTTCTGGCGTTGGTTGGCAACGTAGTCAGCGATCTTGGCGCCGATGGCGGCCATGGGATCGGCACCAGCAGCCAGGGCTGCCAGGTCACGAGCCTCAAAGGCGCGGCCACGATGCAGGATCACGCCAACTTGCTTGTCAGCAGTGATCTTGCCGGGGGTCAGCGAAGTGCTATCGGTCAGCACTTCAAAGTCGCCAGACAGGTTGGCTTTCCAGAAGGGGACGTTGATAAAGTCACCACCCTCAGTTGCATTCAGCTCCGCCAGGGGCTGCACCACACCGCTAGCCAGGAAGGCATCACGCTGCGTGGTTTGCTCGATGACGTAAGGCGTAAAAACCTCTGGGATGATGATGTCAGAGCGAAGAGTCGCCATGATTCATCTCGGGGAATGGTTTACGGTGTGGGCGCAGCCCAAAGCACCAGCGCAGCCGGTTGACAACAGCTTAGCGGTTAGCTGTTGCTTTCATGCGATCATAAAGGTCACGATCTGTACGAAACAGTCGCGCCTGCTCAGTTAGGTTGAACGAATCACGGCTGAATGGGTTAGCCATGCCTGCCGGAATGCCGCCAGTGCTGGCACCGGCTGATGGTGCGCCACTGCCTTGTGGCTTGGGTTGCTTTTGCATCCATGCTGGCAGCGTCTTCGCCCATTCACTGACAGGCGTGCGCTGGTAGCCGTCAACCACTACCACGGTGCCATCAGCATCGCGCTCGATCTGATCAGCGCTCAGCTTGGTCTTTAGCACCATGTCGGGGTCATGCACGATGTCAGCCAGCGCCGTTACTGCTGGTGTGACCAGCTCCAGTTCACGGACTCGCGCTTCAAGGGTTGCGATGCGCTGGTCCTTTTCCGTCGTCGCCTCACGGAACTGCTGCTCCAAAGCCTGTCGCGCTTCTTGATATTTGCCTTGTGATTCAAGCTGCTGTTGCTCGTGATTGCGCTTGAACTCCAATAGCTCATTGACATCAACGCCATCTGGCAATGCTGGCGCCTTCTTGGCAGCGCGTAACTCAGCGATCAACTCTTTATTTTTGCGCTCAAGCGCCTCTACACTGCGTTGCAATGCGTCGTTGTTGTCGCCCCCAACAGCCGCAGGCTCCTGGGTTTGTGTTTCATCAGACATGGATAAGCCGCAGGCTTAATTACGCTGCCATCGTAATGGCGCGTAGCGATCGTGTCAAAGCGTGAATGGGACACCCCAATCCGTGAGCCATGGAATCTGCTGATTAAGCAGTGCCTTGATGCAGTAGATCGCCATGAGCATCTGTACCGCAGTAGCGGCAACGGCTGGCATGCGGCTAAAGCTCAGGATCTGCGGTGGTACGTTGCTGAGCTAAAGGATTGGATTCACCGTCAAGAAGCGGTTACCACTTTACCTTGTCCGCCCAATATGCCGGAGACATCTTGCCGCGAGCAATGTTACTAGCGTGCCTTGCCTTGAATGATGCCCGCCTGGCTTTGTCTGTTGCTGACTCGCCTTTGCGTGGCGGGCTGCCGCTGACACCCTGCTGACCGAACCGGATCAGTTTGATGGTCTCGCCCTCCTTGGCCAGCACCGCATGTGATTTGGTCGGATGGCCTAGCGTCCGCTTGGGTTTGTTATAACCCTCAAACTGCTCGCCGCGATAGGTAATCATCGCCGTGGTGCGGGTTTCAGCTCTGACCGCTTTTTAATGACCGCGTTGCCGGTTGACTCGGATTTGATTCGTACGATCGGATCATCCATGCTGCCGACACGGGTAACGCTACCGCCACCTTGCGTTGAGATGGTCGCACGTTCACCACCAATGCTGGTGATTACGCCAAATGTGCGCGTGCCTTGATAGCTCCAGCTAACCCGGTCGCCGCGTTTCATTTCTTCTTGCCTCCCTTCTTGGGCATGGGCTTTTGAGGCTTGGCTGGTCCGGTGTATTTAGGCATGGTGTGCGCCACTTGGCAATGTCTGATAGCAGGCTAGCGCCATCTGCTGTTGCCCATCCTTTGTCGGTATAGATCGCTGGCAGCCATGCTTCACCGATCAGCACCTCCACAGGATCTGAGCTAATGCCGCTTGGCGTGAAGTGCCGCAGATTAGGCAGGTCCATATCGTTTGCGGAGTTGCTCTAAGGTTAACTCTGATCCATCATCGCGTACTAGCTTGGCGATGGCATCGCGTGGGCCGTATTTCTTGGCAAGCCGGTTGAAGTATGCAACCTTGCCAGGGCCAAGCGCATCAGCTTGTACGCTGCGTGGCTGCTTGGATAGCCACTCGCCGTAGCTCTGGTCAATCGGTACCTGACCGTCCTTGCTTGCGCGGGTTGCAGTGGTGGATGGCGGCAGGATGTCTGGGTCGATGATTGGCACAGTCGTGCTGCGGCAGTTGAAGTGCTGCGGCGGCATCGGACCTTTGCCGTATTCAAACTCCTTGCCGTCAAGCGCTCGGCAGATCGCGCTAGTGCGGGTGTCGAGGGTAGCAACGTACCTGTAGCGTGGCGTGATGTCTTGGTTGGCCTCGTAGACCTGCTGGCTGGCGGCATTGGCCACTTGGTTAATGCTGGTGCGTATCAGGGCGATAACTTGATTGTCTGCTACTGCTGTTGCCTGCCCGCCTGCAGCGATGAGCTGTCTAACGGTCTTGGCTTCCTCGCCAAATTGCAGGCTGCCGATCAGTCGCTTGGCAATAGCAGGCGTTGGCTCGCCAGTCAGCAGTCCCTGCCGTACCACCTGGCTGAACCGCTCGGCCTGATCGACGGCGATGCCCCGGAACGCCTTGGTGACTACCTCGCCATTTGGCAACGTGATCGTGGCACCCTGCGCAGCGGTCAGATTGAACGTGGCCGGGGCGCCTTGTACTGCGGCGAATAGGTCATCACTCAGCGCCACTACGTTGAGCTGTGTCGGGTCGGTGGTGACAACCGACTGCGCAAACTGCGGGCTGATCTCCACGGTGTTGACCGCATCCCGTGCGCCAGCAGGTAACGCCTTGCGGAGCTGATCGGCTACGAACTCGGACTGCAGCTGCGCGATGCCCTGCAGCTCAGCCGCCGTGATCTCCGTTGCATCGCCCGCCCAGGTGCCGAGGCTGTCCTTTAACTGCGCAAGGATGGCCCGCAACCTGGCGGCCTTTACAGGTGCAGCAAGCTCATCGATGGTCCGCAGTTGATTAACCGCATCAATGATGATGTCGTTGTAGGCGTTGATAATGCGCCGCGCAACGCTATTGCTGTACCTGTTCAGGTCGATGGCGTTACGGTATAGCGCTTCTGGTGTGCTCACTGTCCATCAGACGGTAGATCAAGCCCCGCATTGGATGTAGCATCCAGCTCTTCATCTACGTCAAAGTTATCGCCTAGCACATCGCCTTCAGCCAACTCGCGCAGCAGGGTTTCCTGGCTGATGGTGCCAGCGGTGTAGAGCGATAGCAGCGCAGTAATGTCCTGCGGCTCAAGGCGTGCGCCGAGGAAGTCGCGGTTGACATAGCTGCTACCGGCAGCAGTCGCATTGCCGAGGTACTGCGCGTGAAACTGCAGGCAGTTATCGATCATGTCCTGCATATTCTGCGCTATCACCATCATGGTGCTATCGCCCTGACTGCGATCGATGCGCTTTGCCTCAGCTGTCTCGGCGCTCAGCTTCTGACCTAGCACTGCGGACAGTCCTAGCTCATTGATCTGCAGCGCAAGCTGCTCAAGCCTGCGGAATTGCGCATCAAAGCTGCGACCGGCTGGCTCGATGTACTCAGCGCGGCCTTCAGCTGGAAATGCGATCGCTTCGCCGGGTCCAGCTGATACCTCTTCGGCTGCTGACGGGAACCCGTAAAACGCCAGCATCGGTACCGCCGAGATGTGCAGCTGGTTATCAAGATCCGACTGCACCTGATAGGTCTTGAGGTTCAACTCTGCAATGTCCTCCAGTGGCGGACGGGATTCCATGAAGTCATGGCGCTGCGCATAGGCAATGGTGAACGGGATCTGATTGAGGCTCGTGCGGCCTTCGTCGACGACGGTGAACTCACCACTATCGGCCTTGCGGTGGATGCGGTACTCGCCAGGCGTCAGTACACGCACCTGCTCGACGGACTTCTCGCCAAACTCACCATCTGGCACCGTGACCACTTCCGCCAGCCGCAGCTGGGTCAGCACCTGCTTGCCTTCTTGCGTCTCGGTGCGCCAGCCAAGGATCTGCCGGGGTGTGTATGCCACCCAGTAGGGTCTGCCGCCATCAGACGGGGCATCTACCAACGTACCAATGTGGCCATAGCGGACCATCTTACGGGCGGCTTCATACGTCCACACGTTGAGGTCATTGCCTTGCAGGTCTACGTCAAATAGCTGTTCACGGATGATGTCAGCGGTGTCGTCCAACCGGACGGGCTTGCGGGTGAGCATGCCCGCCAGCATGCGCTCTAGGCGGATGTAGTACGGCGGGCAGACGCTACGGGATAGGCGGTTGTCGTAGGACTCGTCCAACTCGCGTGGCTCCTGCGGCAGGTATCGGCGATGCTTTTTACGCATGCCATAGGTGCCCTGCAGCAGATCTTCAATCAGCAGCCAATGCGGCTCCTGCGCATACCAATTCGTATTCGGGTCGTTGACCTTTGCTACGGTGCGCTGCGCTAGCGGCCGGTCATAAAAGTTGTAACCGCTATACACGAGCGCTAGCCGCTGAGAA